ACCATCTGCGATAATTTTTCTAATCTCATTTTTAATCTGTAACATTGTCTTTGTATCAGATGGTAACTTCTTTAGTATTAACTCATTATTCATAGTATTTTTGATTTCATTTACACTATTCATAACCTCATCTTTCTTTTCTGATAACTCGTCTGGATGAATCTTTGTCCATAGTGTAAAATGTTTCCTTTGAATCACCTTTGGGTTGTCCTCAAAAAATACTTGAAGTACGTTAAACCCTAGATTAAATGCGTGATTTGAAATCTTGGTTAATACTGTTGACTTTCCTACTCCTGTTGGTGCTAAAATAACTCCAATTTCCCCTTTAGCTAAACCACCTTTTAACAATCTGTCAATCCCAGGAATTCCCATTGGTATTGGGTGTCTATAATCATCCTCAAGTACTTGATCTAGGTTTGAAAATACATCTAACATTGTTGTGTCTTTTGACCCAACTAGAAGGGCTTCTCTCACCATTTCTTCTAGTGTGTCGTAGTTTTCAAATTCCCCACCATCAATGATTTTTTGAGCTCTTGTCATTACTTTTTGTAACTCCTGTTGTTTACAGAACTTAAGTGCTTTTTCTTGTACAAAATCAACCCCATCAATTGGTGCTTCTTGTATTTTCTTGATTGTGTCAAGTACCACTTTAGCTGCGATTTGCTGTTGTAACTCAGATTTTGTTACTTGTTCTAGTGTATCAAATGATGGCGTGTGATTATATTTTACATAATACTCTTTTATCATTTGCATAATTATTTTGAAGTATTTGTTTTCAAAATAATTGTTCTCAATAACATCAATGATTGATCTAGAAAAGTCTTTGTCTACGATAATTTGATTAAGTAATTGTATTTGAAAATTGTTTCCTAGGTATTCGAAGTTTTTAGTAGTCGCCATATAATTTTATAAGTGTTAGTAATGATAAATACTATAGATTTTAATTAAATTCTGGATAAAAATAATTAAATTTTCTACCTGAAAAAATGTCAGTTAGGTTCCCAAGTATGTCTTTTAGTTTTGGACGTAGGTCTACGGTATATCTAACCTTTGGTGGGTATAGTTTTGCATTAAATGCTCTATGACAAATTGTCATATTATCGGCCTTAATAAAAATGTTAAATACTTCATCTTCGTCAGTATATGACGTATTTAAAACTTCTGGATTTTGTATAATTTCATATTCATTGTCTAACATATAGACAACAGATCTCATTTTTAAATCATACTCTAAATCTTCACATAAACTTTTAACATAATCATAAAGTTCAGTAGATTTGTTAGCGTTTTTGTTAAAATCTCTAACATTAAAGAATCTTTGTACTACTATGTTTTCGTTACATGTTAATAAAAATTCTAATTTGGTCAAATTATTATTTTCTTTCATTTCTTTGGTTTTTTCTATTTCTAAATTTTGTTTTTTCTTTTCGTGATAGCTTTAAAAATGGTTTTAAAAAATAAACCCAAGCTTCATCGTTTTTAGGTAGGTATTTAAAGAGTCCGTCTTCCATCATCATTCGAATTAAGTTTCTATGTCCTCTTCCGTCTGGATCCAACGACTCTGAGTAATATAACTTAACAAGTTCCTTCCCTTCCTCTGTTATTAATGGTTCTGATAAGTCAACTAGTTTCTTATTTATGACAAAAAACTCGTCTCCAAATACCCCCTCTTTTGTTTTACCGCTTAAAAGATTTTGTAGTGCAACACTACTTTTTTGTTCTTTTAAAAGGTTTTCTGCTTTTGTTAAAATATCTGTATATTTTATTTCAGTTTCAAGTATTTCTGGAAATAATTTTATAAAAGTTTCTTCACCTAAATAAAAAATACCGTCAATATTATCTGAACTATCACCTGTTAATATCTTATAGGTTTTAACATTATAATGTGGAATTTCCCTTTTGTAAATTTTAATGTTATCTCCATTTTTAAAATACTTTTTTTGTTGTGGTGAATATATCGATACTTTTTCCGAAATTAATTGTGTTAAATCTCTATCAGAAGAGAAGATTGTTTTTTCTTCGTCTTCTGATATTTGACAGTAATATGCAATTAAGTCATCGGCTTCAGATTTTTCAATTTCAAGTTGTCTAACAAACATTTCTTCAAGATATTGTTTGACTCTTTGTTTTTGTTTTAAAAATGATTCATCCTTAAACTCTTCTTTTTTTACTGTTTTTCGATTTAACTTGTACTTTGGGTATATTCTTCTTCTCTCTAAAGAAGATGTCTCACTGTCCCAAAATACGACCACTTTAGTGTAATTACTTTCCTCTAAAAATCGTCTAAGAGTATTTAAAAAATGCCAAATACCCCCAACGTGTTCTCCTTTGTTAAAAAAGTCTTTAACCCCATGAAAACCAATTTTTAATAGGTTGTTACCATCAACTAAAAGTGTTTTGGTCATTAGTCGTTAATGTTAAATACATTTGACAAAACTGGTTCTTTTTGTAAAAAGTAATTTACAAAGAACTCTGAAAATATAGCCTCCATAACAGGGACACAAATTGAGTTTCCGGCTAATGCTACGTGTGCTTTTGTGGATAATGATGTTGTTAAAAGTAAATCAATATCATCTTCTCTGACACCCATAAATCTATAACCTTCTCTAGCAGTGATGTTTCTAACTCTACCATCCTCTGTCATAATTTGTGGTGAACCACTAGTTGTGAGACAAGGTGAACACCCATCAACTGAATAAATTCTTCTAGCTTGATCATATCGAACATCGTCACGTCTTGCTATTAGTTTACATACACTAGTTTTCTTTGGTGTATTCATTGTATATGGACATTCAATTAGTAGTGACTCATCAAAGTTTTCTTCAATGTATGGTCTCATTGATACTCTAGTTTTTTTGTAATTGTCAACATTTAACATTTTTTGTTTAACGTCTTCAAAATCACTATCTAGTACTGACATCATAAAAACTCTTTCTCTATTCTGTGGACAACCAAAATCAGCACCATTTAAAACTCTCCAATATGAACTATAACCTAATGTCTTTAGGTATTCAATATGATTTTTAAAGTTGTCAATATGGTTGTGTGAAACTAAGTTTTTTACATTTTCCATTAAAAGATATTTTGGTTTATTAACGCTTAAAATTCTTTCAACTTCAAATAATAACCCACTTCTTGTTCCTTGTTGAATTCCTCTTTGTACTCCAGATATTGAGATATCTTGGCATGGAAATGAATATGTTAAAAGATCACAGTCTGGAAAAGTTGTTTCATCTACTTTTGAAACGTCTCCTAGATTACCATTTGTTGTGGTGTGCAATACATTATAACACTCATTGGCATTATTTAATATATCGCAGTTTGCTACATTTTCATAATCTACCCCAATATACTTTAGTGCCAATTCTTGTGTTCCATATCCTGAAAATAATGAAACCACTCTTAATTTAGTCTTGCTCATATACTTCGTCTTTTAAATCAAATTCACCTTCAACACCAATTATTGTTTTCCAATATTCGGCTTGTTCTGTTTTATATGTCTCAATAGACCTTTTCTCTTCTGTTGCGTCTTTACCGGCTAAAAACCCATGTGGTGTTACAATTATTTTACCATCTTCAAATCCAAGTCCATTGATATGGTTTTTCATAACAGATACTTTAGTTCTGGTTGCAAATTTAACTTTTCTTTTATCTTTAATTGCGGTTATTTTAGTTGTTCCAGCTCCTTTTTGATTTCCAAATAAAAATACTAAGGATGAATTTAACCAAATTGCTTCACCACCTTTTGCTTTAATTTTTGGTTGTCCAAATGGATTATCTGGTAATTCAACCCAAGGTTGGTTTACAATAACCAAAGTGTTTTCATATTTAGAACTAGTTTTTCTAGACCCAGAAATCCTTTGGTTAATCCCCATACCAATTTTATCTGCTAAAACTGATGCGTTATGTTGTTTTCCACCCTTACCTTCATAAGTCATTTTACAAGGTACCGAACCAACTGAATCCCACAAAAATAATAAATTATAATCTAAATCACCCTTTTCTTGTGCGTCTAGCATATCATTAATGTATTCTGTGATTTGTTCAATATAGTCAAAATTATTGTTAAAAATAAAGAACCCATCCCAATCAAGTTCTCCGGTTTCTTCATCAACAACTTCTTCACATTCAAATCCCATTAACTTAGCGTGATCAAAAGACCATTTTTGTTCTGTAATAATAAAAACAGGTAGTGTTCCCTTTTTTTGTGCGTCAACTGCCGCTTTAACAAGTGCTGTTGTTTTTCCAGTATCTGAGTGACCTAAAAACATATTTATATGTCCAATTGCAGGTCCTGGTAATCCTGTAGCGTCAAGAAAAGTTTCACCTAAATCAAAATATTTTTGTTGTTTATATTTTGCATCAGCAGAGAACTTCTTCTTTATAGAAGAAAAATCATTCTTTTTAATTGCCATAATGTTTTTTGTTTTAATTGTTAAATAATAAAAAATATGGGTACTAAGTACCCATATTTATACTTGTTAGATTAGAATGGTAGTTCGTCATCAACGTCATCATCCATTTGTGGGTCAACAACTTTTTCTTCTTTTTTCTTTCCACCAATTGTTACTTCAACCTCTGATGAATCACCATAGATATACTTGCCAGCGTCTGAATCCCATCGCGGAGTTTCCCCTCTTGCTAGAGCTTCAAGGTATTCTGTTGGTTTTTTAGAGTATACATCTTCCCAGGTTAATTCATCATTAACCCAAGAGTCCATAGTATCTGCATCTTGGTGAATAGCTTCAGGGTCATCATACATTACAGTTTGAATTACTGTGTAATATGCTCCTTTTGGTGTTTTTGCTTTTGTGAGTTCTAGAATTAAATCTCTACCTTTATCTGGGTCCGCAACATCACCCTTTGCTTTGTAGATTGGAATAATCTTATCAAAAATTCCCTCTTGTTTGTAGTTGTGTTTGAATCTCCAAAACTTTGGTCCATCTTGTTCTTTGTCTCTGTCAATTACTTTTACAATATAGAATTTTCTTGGTCTATATTGTCTAGCTAATTCTTTATCAGAAGCTTTCCCTGTTGACATTAGTTCGTCATACACCTCATTTAGTGGTGAACGTTCATTGTCATTTTTTCCTGGATCATAGAACTTTTGCCATTTACCATCAATATAAAGTTCGTGAAACCAAACTTCTTTAAATGGTGATGACCCGTCTGTTGTTGGGAGAATTCGAACTCGTCTCTGTCCTTGAGTTTCATCTTTTGTAAGTATTGCTGCGAAATACTTTTTCATTCTTTCTTCTTGTGACATTTTTGAAGTGGAAGAAGAGCCACTTTGTTTTGCACTCTCATACTGAGCCAAAACTGCATCTAAAACATTGTTTGTCGCCATATATATAAAATTAAAAGTTTACAATAAAAAATATAATATAAATAAATCTTGTAGTCAATAAGTTTTTTAAAAAGTTAAATAAAATTTTACATCATACTATCATCCTCTTCATCATAATTATTAAAAGAGTTTTTTATTTCTTCTGGTGAGTATTCTTCAACATCATCACTAGTTAAAACATATTCATTTTTTCCAGATTGTTTCATTTCTTCTTGTTTATCCATAAAAAAATCTGATAATTTTTGTTTAAAAGGTCCAGAATCTAAACTTCTTAATTCTAATTTTTCTTCTGGAGTTTTTGGTTTGAGTTCTTGTAATTTTGATTCAAGTGAATTAATTTTATCAACCAATTGATCCATGTCACTAAGTTTTTGTTCTAAGTTTGTTAGTTGTGAAAATAAATTATCAAAATACTCTTCTTGTTTTTCTGCCATATTTTTTTGGGTATCAACTAAATCTGTAATATCCAATTCTTCTTCCCCACCTTCTTCTGTGTCAACATCAACTTCTTCAACATCAGTATCTGTTGCTACATCAACTGGTTCTGCAGTTTCTGGTGCCGCCGGTGGTGCTCCAGCTCCTGCGTCTCCGGTTGGTGGTGCATCTCCTTCTGGTGGTGCATCTCCTAATTCGCCGGCTGGTGCGTCTCCTTCTGGTGGTAATGGAACATCACCTTCTGGTGGTGCGTCTTGCTCCATAATATAATTGTTGATTCGATTATATCTTGCAATTTCTTCTAGTATTTTTCTATCTATACTCATCTTATCCATTCAATAATGTTTTTATTCCAGACTTTGTTTCAACCTGAACTTTTTTAAATTGTCTCATAGTATTATCTACTCTTTCAATTAGACCATCTTTTAGTCTAACAGTGTAACAGTCGCCAGTATCTAAATCACAAACTTCTTTAAATCCGTTTCCAGCGTCTTTCTCTGTAATTCTAGTATCTTTTCCTAAATATTTATCTAAAATTGATTTTGTACTGCTCATAATATTTTATTTATAAATATCAAACTTTTTAAAAAAAATAAATTATTGTATTAAATAATCAAAAACATATTTTACTTTAGAATTTAATTTATCTTTTGTATCTTGGATTAAATCATTCCAAACATTAACTTCAATATTAGTTGGCCAACTAATGACGTAAGCTCTGCTAAAATTTTCTATTGTTTTATTAATATCGTTATCAAACGTTTTTATTGATGATATTTTATCTCTATATTTTGCAATAAAAAAGTCTACAAATTTTTCAAAACTAGTAAATGAGACGTATGGTATATTTTTTATCTCTCCTCTATTAATACAATAATAAGTGTTATTAAAGTACGTAGTTGCACCGGCACCATATGGATTAATGTCTAACCTTATACCACCATAATTATGGTTGTATCCTACAAATTTTTGACCTTTACCAGTTTCAATATACATTGTGCACATAATAAAAATTAGTAAATTTATTCTGTTTTGTTCTGGTACAGTACTCGCGTTTAACCTATTGGCTATTATTTGTTTTGCGTTATTAAATGTTATTGTTGTTTGTGATGGTGTTTCATTTGTGTATTGTGTAAATGATGTATTTAATTTTTCTTGACAAGATTGGTTTTGTGTTAAAACATTTTCAGTCGTATTTGCTTTATTCACAACACTAGATTTTAATGCAATTTCAGTATTTCTATCATTTATAACTTTCTCTTGAGATTCAATTCTTTCTTTTAATGTTGTTAATATTTTAGTACTTAGTGATTGTAATAAATTATCAATAGATGGTATACTATAAAATGGCTGTCTTTGTCCGTCAAAGAATGTGTCAAAACCATTATTACTAATTCTATGTGTTACTTTAGTGATCATATATGGTCCACTAAACATAGGGATATTTCTTAAATTAAAATACATTGTTGGTTGTATTAATGCATTACCCATCATATCTATTGAACACCTATAACTTCTATTTTTATATACGTTATATAGTGACGCACTTTGTGTCGCGCCCTCTCTATTTCTATATAAATTTGCCATTTGTGTTACCACTTGTTCTGATTCTGCTGTTGGTAATCCAGGGTCTTGTGCTATATCAATTTGTTTAAAAATTTGTTGGTTTTGTGGACCAAAATCAACATTAAATCCAACAACTTTGTTTGATTTATCCCAATTTGTCTTATCGATTTGATTTTCAAGTAATGGATTATCAGTTGCTCTTCTTAAATCAAAAGCGTCATCCCTATATCTATAATCAACATTTTCATTCATTGCCAAATGTTGGCTTGGTACGTACGCATAAATTCCTAAATATTTTGCTGTAGTGTCTCTATAATCAACATTTAAAAATGTACCAAATAATGAATTTGCAAACTCTAAAGTACCTTCTGGTCTTGGTGTTGGGTTTTTACTGACATCTTGTACATTATAAAAGTTAGCATACGATGGTATTATAAATGTTTTAAATCTATTATCAACAAAAATAGTTTCTATTATACCTAACATTTTATTGCCATATTTTGATGAAGATATTAAATTTTGTAACTTAAATATGTCAACAAATACTTTGTCTCCAACGTCTCTACTAGCTCTATCAACAACTAATATGTCTTCAAACAATGTTTTGGTTTTTAAATCGGCCCCTGATATCCACTTATCATTAATTGATTTAAATAAATCCCACATTTCATATCTAGTTTGATCACCATCATATTCTTTAAACTTAACCCCTTCTGTTGATGGTGTTATTTTAACATTTGGTAATTTGGCTCTTGTTGTTGTAAATGTACTATCTAAAATTAGATTAATATATTCTTCACCTTTTAAAATATATTCGCTCATTAATGTAAAAAACTTACTTCTATTTAGTGTTGGGTCTTTTAGTTTTTGTGTTGCGTATATTTTAATTACTGGTGCTAGAGTTTTTACATTTTTTTCATTGTATTCTATATTATTGTCAATAAAAAAATCGGTAATATATGACCCGGTGTCTTTATATTCTAATTCTAGAATTTCTGAAAATCCAACATATGTTTCTAGTGTTTTCCAAGTTTGTGGATATTGTGTTTTTGATTGTGCTAAAGTTACACCACCATTACTTGATGGTAATGAATTTTGTTGGTATGGATTAAATGTATACGGATCTATTATCGGTTCATTAGAAAAAGAATAAAATAGCTTTCTATCAAAGTTAGATGGGTTTCCTTGTTTAAAAACAACTGTATAGTCAATAAAATTCTCTAAAGTTTTTTGTATTTTTTGTTTTTGTTTTTCTTTTATTTCATTTATAAGTGCGGGCCCTGATGTGTTTGTTAGTTTTTCATCAATTCTAAACATTTCTCTCATTAGACCTTGGAAGTTCTCATATGTTTCTTCTATTGTTAAATCTTCACTTCTAGGTGATAAATTAC